CCTGGACGCCGTACGCGCTTCCCATTATGCTAATGACCTGATCCAGATATTCCACGCGGGAATTTTTTTTAGTGTTTACCATAACTAATATTTTTAATTGATTTGTCCCAACAGTTCCGGCAATCTTGACACTTGCCTCCCTGAGCTGGAGCCGGGCAAGTAGCGCCTGAAGTCACAACCGTGGACGTATTCGGCCAACTTCCAGCTGGCGCCTGATTCACCATCGGCATGGAAAAACGTATAATTAAATTGTCCGGGGCTCGTGTTACATGGTCCGAGATCCACGCTTCACGTGTGGGCATCCAGTGCTTGACTGTTGGAGACAGTTTACAAACTTCGTATATTTTGTTTAAATGCTCCAGGTCCTGGACGTCGCCTGAGTCATGCCACCTGAAAAATTTCACCTTTTTAGAATTTATTTGATGGGCCATTGCTTCAATCCATTTTTTCTTCTTAATAGCTCTGAGTCTTTTGTACTGAGCGGCTTGTACATCAGGGAAAACATAACACCCTTTAAGAGCGTAACAGCCATAACAGACTGATCCTTTAATTTTTCTAAGCTTGGCGCCCGTCTTGCATTCTTTGGCTGGTATACCAATTGAAAAACCGGGCATCTTGGACGGCTTACTTAATGTATGTGTAATTTTGACTGCTTCTTTTACTAACATAATTTCTCCTTTATTTTATAGGATACTATAAAACTATAATTTTGTCTTGTCAAGCTTGCTGCTTGACGCTTGCAGCTTGCGGCTTGAAGCTTGTAGCTGGGGCCTTGCGCTTCTAACCAGCGCGCGTGGCCCAGGTAAACCTGAGCCATTGGTAGTCCGGGGCGCCTACTCACTTTTATTATCTTCCATGTATTTTCTACTACGGTCCTGGTCAGCTTTCACCAGCTCAAGAATCTCTTCCAAGGCAGAAGCTATCCGGTTAAGCGGTTGACTTTCTAACTCTTCTATTTCTTTTAAGTTTTCCATTCCTTCATTCATATATATATCCTTTCTAAATACATCCTACATGATCCCTGAACCATTGTCAAGCATTGCTTGCAGCTTGAAGCTTGGCGCTTGGAGCTTCAATCACAGGTTGAATTTTTTTTACAACCACAGGTTGAATTTTTTTAATCATATAACCCAGCGCTGCCCCCTGGCCTTGGGACCCGGCAACGCTGAGCAAAGGCTACTCTATTCCGGAGGTCACTTAGCGCGAAGCATTTGGTGAGCCGGAGTGCTCCTTTTATCATTAGCAGGACCAACCGCTATTGCTCGAGTCTTTAATGACATGCAATTGGTCCAGCAAATGACTCAGGGGAATTTTTAGGATATCCCCTGAACCTAAACTTTTTATATCACCTAAACAGTATAAAAAATATAAATCACTTATAATGCTTGACTATCCTATTGTCAAGTGCTAAATTAAATTAAATTAACTTAACCAAAGGAAACATGACCGATAAAAGACTGACACTAAATAGTGAAAAAAGAAAAGCTATTGCTGATGTGTTTCAAACACACTTTGAACAAACAAGTCCAAAGTTTGAATTACATAAAAAATCAATAGCTGATTATAATGAGGCAAGAACAAAAATGAAAGTTCTAGCTGATACAGTTGTAAGACACCACCAACCACAGGAAGATGTTGACACAATTAGATCAATGATTGCTAAATATAATCGGAGTGGTGGAGAGTTATATAAAGATAATTGTTTTTACTTTACTGCACCACCAAGAATGGAAACAGATAGTGATGGAAGTAAGAGAGAAGTTGTTGATCAGGAACACGTCAAGTTTGATTTAAGTGAAGAATTTGCAAGGTCTTATTATAGAGATGAGATTAAAGCAAAAGGTCTTAACCCTGACTTTCATGTTGCAATCAATGGTAATTACGACAAGAGAAGTCCAAGCTATTACACTATGGAAACCCAAGTAAATAAATTTACAGGGCATTGTAATAGTAGCAATGATAATAAAACTGAGATGTCATTAAAAGATGAGTGGGAAAAAGATTTCCAACTTACAACAATCGGTTCATCTTATTGTCATAGTAGAATGTTTGCAGTTGACCAAGAAACATTTGAAACTTTCAAAATGTATAATAGTTTGAGAGAGCAAGTTAAATTAACACATCAACAATTGTTTAGTCATGTTAATGGTAAGATGGAAAAACTAAAACTTGGTTTAAAATCTTACAGATACTTTGACCAAGCTAAAGACTTAGCTGACAAATTAGGTGTGGCACTTAATGAGGGCATATTAAATGAAAGTAGCAGTATGGCACTTTCAGTTTATAGTCCGACAAACTTAGCTGATCTTTTAACTGATAAGGTTGAACAAACAAGAGAGGAAAAAATAGCTATTGCTAGAAAAATAATGCAACAAGCAACAGTCAATTAAACAGTTGACAACTATGGGATAGTCCTATAAGATTATCCCATAACAAACATACAGGAGAAATAACATGGAAAACAACAAATACTGGTGGAACTACTCAATCGAGGAACTAGAACAAATGGCCGACAAAGATGGTAAAATTACCAAAGAGGCTATGAAGAAGTTTAACAAAGAAATGACAGAGGACAACGAACAAGAACATCAATATTAATAGTTGACATGGGGTATTCTATAGGATAGAATACCCTTAATAACATACAGGAGAAATAACATGGAACTAAACAAACAATTCACAATCACTTATTATTCTAATAAGGATAAAAAACACATAACAAGACAAGGCAAGTGGACAGACAAATGTAGATATTGGACTAGCAAAGTTGGAGATAGTTTGGTAACTTATTTTGACATGGACAAAGACGCATATAGAACTGCTAAAGGCAGTTGGAAAGTGAGGTACTAATGGACTGGAATATAGTAATGGGAATAGGTGTAGTAATAATGATTATTGGCTTTTTACTTTTCATATGGTGTGAAATGGAAATTGCCGAGGCAGACAGAAAACTTTTTAGACAAGAGCAATTGACTAAATCTTTTAACAAAGGAAAACAATCATGACACAACTGACACCGGAACACTTTGAACTGCATGACCAGAACAAAGCTGAGAGATATGAACGACAGAAAATAAAGTTCCTAGAAGATAGGATATCAACACTAGAGAAAGCATTAGAAAGCCATACCAAAATCTTGGCTAGGTTTCAAATGACCGAGGACAAATCATGAGTGATTTTGTTTGGTGTCATGGTCCAGGGTGCCACAAATCCCACACACAAGATAGGATAAGAGGTGTCAAGGGTAGCAAGGTTCTAAGAACTAAGAAAGTTGCACAGACTCAATGGAATAGTGGAGAGAGAACAAGTATGTATTCTTATTTCTGTAGTCAAGGTTGTTACAATGACTTTGCTAATACATATGTAAGAGAGGTCATTGCATTACACCCAAGGACCGAGGCTCTTGAAACTCCAGTTGATGTAGTCAAGGAACAAACAACAGATTGGAGAGGCAATCCATATATGGAAACAAAGATATTAAGTAGTTGACAACCATGGTGGATAGTATAGGATAACTATATTAACAAATACAGGAGAAATAAAAATGTCAACACAAGGTCAAAACAAAATAGCCGACACAATAATGGAAACAGGTTACACATTCCAACAGGAACAGTTGCTACATGCATTGGAGAACCAAGTATGTACAGGTCTGTTGATGTGTAATCCAAGAGTGACAGGCTTTACATCGTTTGCAAAAGCTGTGCTTAATTTTATCAATGATAAGAAAGCACCTAAGACTAAGAATAACTTATACAAGTACTTAGTTGATAACGGTTACTATGAGGGCATACATAAATTCTCTTGGTCCAAGAGATAACACTTGACAGCCTATCCTATTAATGATAGGATAGGCTATAACAAACATACAGGAGAAATACACATGGACACAATGATCAAAGCAACTAACCCTTACTCGAATGAGTCAACGATGTTAACACCAACAGAACACAAGTTATACATTGAGATCAAGCAAGCAGAGTTCGATGAGGATTACAATGCAATGCAAAAGAAATTGTCTAAGTTCAGTAGACTGAATGCAGCAGCATTCATGGTACTACTAGACTAACCGAACACCAACTGTGTGGTCCTGTAGGACCACACTCACACAACTATAAGTTGTGCCGCCCCGCTCGCACTACATAGAGATATATATATATATAATGAATCAATAGAGGTACCAGACCCAATCCCAATATTTGCGCAAGCTTAATAATCGACTTCTTTCTATATAAAAGGGGTCCCAGTATATTAGTATATATTGCTTGTTTTAGAGAGTTAAGGAGCGTATAAATCATTTCCACTTAAAAAGTGCCAAAAAATTATAAAAAATTTTTATGAAAAAAGAATTAAGCCCCGAAGACATTGAGAAACTGCCTTCCGACGTTAGAGCACAATACAGAAGAATGCAGGTTCAACATGCAGAAAAGAAGATACAAAGGAAAGCTAAAGACGATTTTATGTCTTTTGTCAAAGCCTGTTGGCCAGAATTTATAGAAGGTCCTCACCACAGAGTCATTGCTCAAAAGTTTAACGATCTAGCTAACAAAAAAATCAATCGATTAATTATTAACATGCCACCCAGACATACTAAGTCTGAGTTTGCTTCTTACTTGCTTCCAGCCTGGATGGTGGGCCGTAATCCAAAACTCAAGATCATTCAAGCAACTCACACAGGAGAACTTGCTGTAAGGTTCGGTCGTAAAGCTAAGACACTAATTGATAGTGAAGAGTATGCTAAGATATTTGAAACAAGTTTAAGGGAAGACTCGCAAGCAGCGGGAAGATGGGAGACGGCTCAAGGTGGAGAATACTTTGCAGCTGGTGTTGGTGGAGCAATCACGGGCCGTGGTGCGGATTTACTGATTATTGATGATCCACACTCGGAGCAAGACGCAATGTCCGCCTCTGCTTTCGACAATGCCTACGAATGGTATACATCAGGACCTCGTCAAAGGCTTCAACCTGGTGGACAAATAGTATTAGTAATGACTAGATGGTCAAAAAAAGATTTAACTGGTGTTTTATTAGACAATCAGAAAAAAGTTAAAGGTGATCAGTGGGAAGTGGTAGAATTTCCAGCGATCTTGGACCACGGAACTGAGAAAAAACCGGTTTGGCCACAATATTGGAAATTAGAAGAATTAGAGTCTGTAAAAGCAACACTTCCGGTTGGAAAATGGAACGCGCAGTGGATGCAACAACCAACTTCTGAAGAAGGAGCATTAATAAAACGAGAATGGTGGCAAAAATGGGAAGAAGACGAATTACCCGACGTTACTTACGTCATTCAAAGTTATGATACTGCTTTTTCTAAAAAAGAGACTGCCGATTACTCTGCAATTACGACTTGGGGTATTTTTTACCCAGAGGAAGGTGGAAAACCAAATTTAATTTTATTAGACGCAATAAAAGAGCGTTTAGAGTTTCCAGAATTACGTAGAGCAGCATTAGAGCAATATAAATATTGGGAACCGGATATGGTAATCATTGAACAGAAAGCATCCGGCACACCGCTCACGCATGAGCTTAGACAAATGGATATTCCAGTTCAGACCTTTACACCGAACCGAGGAAATGATAAACATGTCAGAGTTAATACATGCGCGCCACTATTTGAAGCCGGTTTAATCTGGGCTCCGGATACTAGGTTTGCTGAAGAAGTTGTTGAAGAATGTGCTTCTTTCCCGTATGGTGACCATGATGACCTAGTTGACAGTATGACTATGGCCGTTATGCGATTTAGACAGGGAGGGTTCTTACCTCACCCCGAGGATTATGAAGATGATGTACAACCAACACGTAGAAGAGAATATTATTAATGTCCAAATATAAAGCTGCAGAAAAAACATTTGAATTTTTTTATGACAGATTAGTTAGAGGCTATAAGTCTGTTATGGGTAAAGAGCCTGAAGGCTTAGATAAAATTAAAATTAAACAGGAAGCTAAAGCAAAACAAATAGAGGCAAACAAAGTTATAGAAGTTGATTTTGGAGAACCTTTTGCTGAATTAATAAAAAAGGGTGAAATAACTAAAGGCACAGCTTTTAAAACTCCTCCATACACACCATCTAAATCACAAACAGATTTTGAAATACAAACAAGATTAGAATCAGATAATGCAAAAGCAATAGAATCTTTTAAAAAAAGAAACCCAAAAGAAAACATGGTAAATCCAGAACGAGATTCATTTAAAAAGATAAGCAACGTACTGGGTGCTCTTAAAAAATATAGAAGAGGTGAGAAGGATCCTGCATTAAACTTTAATCAATTCTTTGAGTTATTTTCAAAAGAGAACTTTGCAACTGGTGGACGTGCAGGTTATTATGGTGGTGGAATAACAAACATGGTGGGCGAAGATCTATCAGAGATTGGCCATGGTTCAG